GTGGAAAAATATATAAAAAGACAAATTCACAGTTATTAAAGGCTGTGAATTTTTATTTAGGAGGAATTATGATAGAAGAACAGGAAATAAGAGCGGAACTGATTAAAAGAAAACTTGAAGAAGGTATGGATTTGACTGACAATGAATTTGATTTTTGTGATGGAAATAAGCATCTTTTTCAAAAAGTAAGATTCAAAAAAGTGAGAAAGGCAATAGAAAAATGGCAAACGCGGAAATCGTAGACAGTAAGATAGTTATCACTTTACCAGTTGAAAAGGTGACAACAGGATTAAAAACAGAGCTTGAGGAATATTTGAACAATTTGCCTATTACAGTTATCCCAGTCAAGAAGTTATCACAGGCACAAAATGGATTAATTCACGTGCTTTTAAAAGAGTTTGGAGAACAACTGGGTTATACTCTTTTAGAAATTAAGGAACTAATGAAAGAACAGTTTGCAATAGCAACTGACAGATTAGATTTCTCAACAGCAAGATGCGACATGCAGACAGCAAATGAATTTATTTCGTTTATCATAGAGCAGGCATTAGAACTTGGAATAAATTTATATATACTTGAAAAACACGATAAAAGGTATAAACACATATTAGAAATAGACAATATCACTCAGAGATATGTTATAGCATGTCTGAGAAAAAGGATATGCTGCATATGTGGAAAAGTACATGATGAATATAATACAGTCGACCTGGAGCATTGGAAAACAGTTGCAAGCAGTACTGGGACTTATGAACATGATGACGGTCTACAAAATCCATTTTTGACATTATGCAGAGAACATCATAATGAAAAACATAATATAGGGATTGAGAGTTTCAAAAACAGGTATTATATAGAGGGAGTGTGGCTCAATCCTCAGCTGGTTTATGAGTTACTGGATGTTTATCCAAAACACTTTGCATTATTCAGAAAAAGACTTAAAGAGGGATATTATGATGATGCGATAGTAAAAAGATAGAGAGGTCAAAATGAGTTTTAAGGAACACAATAACAGGAAAATAGCAAAGAAATTAGCTGAATACATTACAGGAATAGAATTAAGGCAATACATGGCAAGAAAAGTGAAAGAATATGTCAAAATTAAAAATCCTGTAATATTTGATGGTGCAGTTGGAAGTGGGCAATTAGAGCAATTCATAAACCCTTCCAAAATCTATGGTGTAGATATTCAGGAGCAATCTGTATTGACCACAAGGCAGAATTACAAAGATACAGATTTAGAGATAAAGAGTTTCTTCAACTATAACCGTAATGATTTTATAGCAAATGCTGTAGTAATGAATCCACCTTTTTCAATAGAGTTTAAAAGTTTGACAGATGAGGAAAAAGAGAATATTCAAAAGGAATTTGGCTGGAAAAAAAGTGGAAAAGTAGATGATATATTTGTTTTAAAATCATTGAAATATACTGAAAGATTTGCCTTTTATATCTTGTTTCCTGGAGTATGTTACAGAAAAACAGAAGAAAAATTTCGTCAGGTTATAGGAAATAGACTCGCTGAACTAAATTTAATAAGAAATGCCTTTGACGATACTTCAATAGAAGTTATATTTATAGTCATAGACAAGGAAAAAACATCAAGAGAACTGGAACAGGAAATATATGACTGCAAATCAAAAAAGCAAATACATCATGAGATTTCTGAAATTTCTGAAAATTTCAGGTGGGAAACTCCTCATGAAGTTGTTGAAAAAGAAGAAATTAATATTGAAGAACTTAACAAAACTATTTCAGAGAGCTGGATAAAAAGCTTTGAAAAGAATCTTGAAATTGAAATATTTCTAAAATCCGAACTGGGGGCTGATATAGATGTACTTGGAAATATAAAAAAAGTTAGGTTCATATGTGATAAATTTGAAAAACAGTTGAAAGGAAGTAAAAAATGCAGTTCGATGACACCACAAGAGAAGCAATTGAAGTTATTCAGTCTATTCACGGCATTGCAACAGTAAGACTTATGGATATATTTGATATAAGCTTTAACAGTAAAAAGGATGTTTTTGGAAGAAAAGATATAGCCGAAAACGGATATCCAGCAATGTTTTTTAGCGATATATCAAGAAAATACGATATTTCTGTTAAAAATATTGAAACTAAAATTCCAAAGGAATTGTTTGATATCTCAAACAAAATGAGTAAAAATGATATTTTAGTAAGTCTTGAGGAATTTAATAAGATTCATGTTGGCAGAGCTGTACTGTATGTTGGAACAAAAAAAGTGGCATTAAATGGCTATGTTGCAGTTTTAACTTTAAAAGAAAGTTTCAAGGATATGGTTAATCTTAAATATGTCTCGTTTTATATAAATTATTCAGAGTTTTTCAGAAAACAGGCTTTCAAAAATTCAACAGGAGCAAAAGTTCAGAGAATTTCAAAAGAAAACTTTGAACTTATGGAAATAAAACTTCCAGTTCTTAAAGTTCAAGATAAAGTAATAGAAATAATTGAAACGTTGGACGAAGGATTTAAAAAAGTTTTGAATAGTATTGAAAACGAAATTGGAAAAACAACAATTGCAAAGAAATTTATTATGCAAGAAATATTTAACAAAATAGAGGGAAGAAAATGACAGAAGAAGAAAAACAAAAATATGAAAAAATATTTTTAGAAGTCTGGGATAATAATTTGTTAGAAAAATGCTTGTTGATGGACATGTGTGAATTGCTTACACAAGGAAAAATAAAAGGATTGGGAAATGGCATTACATTATTCTATTATAAAACTGAAAATGGGAGAACTTTTGTAATAGAAGATGATGGAGTTTCTGGAACTTTAGAAATTTATGAGGAAAAGAAATAGAAATAACAGGACAATGGCAGTTGAATATTTTTGGTCTTAGGGTATAATATATTATTATATTTTAGGAGGTTTTTATGAATCAAGAAATGGAATCTAAACTTATATTTGAAAATGCTAAAGAAATGATAATGTGTGGAATAGATGATTATTGGAATAGAAAAGCGATAAATTCTATGATTAGAAGTTTATATGCTGGATTGCTATTGCTCTATAAAGCATATGTTATTGAAAAAAGTGGGAATATTTCAGGAGATACTAGAATTAATATTAAAGAATTAAAAGATAAGATTAATGAAATAGATGATAAATATTTTTCAAAAAGAGTTTTTAAAGAAAAAGAAAGGGAAAGAATATTTATAGAAAATGAGTTTTCGAATATAGAAAAAGATTATGGAAGTTTGGAAGATGTGATAGACAAAATTAATAAATTTAGAAATGCGGCAGAACATAGGTATTATTGTGATAAAATTGATAGTGCAGAAGATGAATATTCAATAGATGAATATTTTAGTTTGTTGGTTGTTGTAATATTAGATTTTATAGAAAAATATTTAGGAAAAGATTTGATAGAAGAATTTCCATATAAAATTTTGGAATATTTGTATATTAATACTGAAACAACGTCATTAATGAGAGAATATATTATAAATTTTTTTATAAAAAATGGCATAAATGAGGAAGCAATATGTCAAGAGTGTTTTAGTACAATATTTATTCCGATTCCCAAAAGTGAATATGATAACATAGATAAATTTGAACTGCATAATTCTAAAAAATTGGAGGATATAGAAAAGGCAAGAATAAAAGAAATAACAGATGAAAATGAAATTTTAGAAATTGTAACATCTAAAAAATATTTAAAAAAGACTCATGTTAGATGTATAAATGAAATTTGTAAGATTGAAAAAAGTTTAGAAGATTTCAAAAAAAAGAATGAAGAGTGGAAAGAAATAAACAAATTATTGGATGATGAGACCAAATAAAACTGGTCTTTTTTGATTGAAAAAGAAAGGAAGATAGAATGATAGATAAAATAATACAAGCATTGAAAATAACATCTTTGGCTTTTGTGATTATAATTTTCTTTTTTTCAACAAATATAATTCACAATGCAAAAGATTTAATTACAGTAATAAAATACTTTGGACTGTACATAATGACAGCAGTACATGTCCTGGTATGCTTCAGTTTCAAGAATAAAGATTAGGGGGATTAATTAGTGAAAAAAGCTTTAAAATGTAAATTCTGCAAGAAAAAGAAAATGGAATATGAACTGGAAGGGGGCAGATTTAATTATGATTTTGTATGTCCCAGATGTAAAAAAAGAAACGTCGGAACAATAGTTGAAAAAGGTAAATAAAAAATATGTTGACAAGTTAGTCCCAAATATGTTATAAAATATTTGGGACTAATAAAGGAGATTGAAAAATGGAAAAACGAGAACTCAATATCTCTTTTTATAAAGCTGGAAATGGTACAGCAACAAGATTAACAGTACCAATAAAATGGTTAAGAGAATTAGGAATAACTCCTGAAGAAAAAGGAATTGACTTAATTTTTGACAAAGAGAATAAACAGCTTATAATAAAAAAGAGATAAGAAAAAACCCTTTAAAGTCCCATTAAAGACAATAAAGGGTAGGTATGTCATAAAACATTCCGTGCAAGAATATTTTATCACATTTTGCCCTAAAAATAAATAATTTTAGGAGGAAAAACATGACATTTAAGGAAGAATTAGGATTTGACATTACAAGGGTATTACTGGACAGTCACAATGAGAAGCTGAAGACATTAAGAAAGGAATTTATGGACTTGCTGGAAGAAGCATATGGACTTGTTCCAGAAAACAAGAGATTGAGAATGACAGATTTAGAGGATGCCTTTTCAGACTATGTGGAAGCAGTGAAGAGGGAATATTACAATGCAAGTTTAACAGTGGATATAATAGTTCAGAATAATATTGAAAAGGAACTGAAGGCAAAATGTCAGAGAGCATAAAAAATAGTATAATGGAGGATAAAATATGAATGAGTTACAAATAATAGAGAAAACAGAATTTTTAGGAAAAGAGATAATAATATATGGAACAGTGGAAGAACCATTATTTAAAGCAGATGATATAGCAAAATGGTTAGAACATTCTAATGTTAGCAAAATGCTTGAGAGTGTAGACAAAAGTGAAAAAAGGAAAATAGAAATAGGCACTCTAACTAATAGTTATAGTGCTTGGTTTACTACAGAAGACGGGCTTTATGAGCTATTTATGCTTAGTAGAAAACCTCAGGCGAAACCTTTTAAGAAAAAAGTAAAAGAAATGTTAAAGTTAGTTAGAAAAACTGGTATGTATGCAACAGATGAATTACTAAATAATCCTGATTTGGCAATAAAAGCCTTTACAAGATTAAAAGAAGAGCAAGATAAAAGAAAGCAATTAGAAAAACAAATAGAGGAACAAGCTCCAGCGGTTGCTTTTGCAAATTCTCTAAGTGTGTCAGATGATTGTATTTTAGTAAGAGAAATGGCAAAGCTTTTGAAACAGAAAGGAGTAAATACAGGAGAAGATAGATTGTTTAAATATTTTAGAGCTAATGGATATTTGATTTCAAAGAAAGGCTCAGACTGGAATTTACCAACACAGAAGTCAATGAACTTAGGATTATTCGTGATAAAGGAAGGAACAAGACAGTCAGCTTCAGAAGGAGTAAAAATAACAAAGACACCAAAAATTACAGGAAAAGGGCAACAATATTTCATAAATAAATTTTTAGGATAAGGAGAGATAATATATGAATTTTAAATATGACAGCATAGAGTTAGTGAATGACAATAACAAAAAAGTGTTAATTGAGAAAGAAAGTAGAAAAATAATCAGTAGAATAAAAAATATTTTCAAAAAAGAAAAATAATTCTTGTTTTTTCTTTGAAAAAGCTTAATGTTGTGGTATAATTTATTAAATTTAAAAAGGAGTTGAAATCAGATGACTATGAGAAGTTTTAGTATTAAATTAGCTTTGTTTTTTGCATATTTCATGTCTATTATTTTTTTCGTTTTTCCACCATTTTTGATAGCAACAATAATATTTCATGTGAGTTTGAGAAGAAAAGAGAAAAAATTTAGAGAAGAATTGGAAAGAATAGGCTTTAATAACTACAGAGAAATAGAAACAGGGAAGTATAAATATCTAATATTCAATGATGATGGTCGATTTATGGAAACAATTCATAGAAAATATGAATTATTTGATATAAAAGATTATAATGTAGAGTTTGAAGTTCCTAACAAAAATAATCAATCTGTTGATGTTTTAGCCGGATACATGTTGGCTGGAAGTTTAGGAGCATTTGCAGCAGTAAATAAACCTTGTTATCTGATTTTAAGAAAAAAAGGTCAAGAAAATTTTACAGAACCAACGAAATATGTAATATGTGGTAAAAAGTCAATAGAAAATATGTATAATCTTTTAGTATTTTTCAAGGAAAAAGGATATATATAGAATAACTTTAAACTGTTGAAAAATATATATAAAAGTGGTATAATATTAAAGAAATAAAAAAACAAAAGAATATATTGGATAATTTTATCCAGAGCATCCCAAGCGGATCTGTTGCGTAGCAATACGTGATAGGTTCGCTTTTTCTTTTTTCAGAAAATTACAGGAGGAAAAGGAATGTGCATGAAAACATAAAATTAATAATAAAGAATGAATATGAAAACGGAACGAGTATGAGTGTTCTGTCTAAAAAATATAACATTGGTTTAAGCAGAATAAAAAAATGGAGTTCGGAAGGGAAATGGGTTAAAAAAAAACAGAATAAAGTAACCAAAAACAAAAGTAACCGAACTAAAAAAAGTAACCAAAAACAAATGGTTACTTTATCAAAAGAAACACAGATAAAGTCAGATATTATCAATAATCTTACAAAAAAGGAAATTATAGAAAAAAATGACATTTCAGAGAGTACATATTACAGAAATAAAAAAAGTGTAAGAAGTATCCAAATAGAACAGAGCGAGAAAATTTTAAGATTCATAGCTGAAGAGAAATATTCGGATGCAAAAGAAAGATTAATAAAAATATCTGAACAGAAAGAAGAACTTGAAAAAAAATTATTAGATTTATCAATAGATGAAAAAGAGAAGATGCAACTAATAATGACAAGATTAAGTTTATTAAGAGAATTTGAAAAGGAAATAAAAAATGGTGCAAGAGTTATAAATGATTACAGAAGGGCAGACCTTGAACAACAACTTGAAAACGAGAACCTTATAAGAGAAAAGATAGACCTTGAAAGAAACAAGAATGGAAAAATAGAAGATGAAGAACAGGTTGTGATAATAGATGACACAGATAAAAATTAAAGATGTTATCGGAAAAAATTATGACTTTTTCTGGAATGATAAACATTTTTACAGAGTTGTTAAAGGTTCAAGGGGTAGCAAAAAAAGTAAAACTATAGCAATCAATATGATTTATAGAATTATGAAATATCCCGAAAGTAATTTACTTGTCATAAGGCGTGTGTTTAATACTTTAAGAAACAGTTGCAGAGCAGACTTGATTTGGGCAATTAACAGATTAAAAGTAAACCATTTATGGAAGATTCCAAAAGGAGAACATACATTAACTTATTTACCAACCGGGCAACAGATTTTATTTGCCGGATTAGATGATCCGTTAAAATTAACATCAATTACAGTAGCACAAGGATATTTAAATTTTGTCTGGATAGAAGAAGCTTTTCAGATTGAAAAGCAGGAAATGTTTGAAACGTTGGAAGAAAGTATAAGGGGTATACTACCTTCACATTTATTCCATCAGATTACTTTAAGCTTCAATCCATGGTCTGAAGATCACTGGCTAAGAAAAAGATTTTATAATGACACTTATGACAGAGAATATACAGATGATTTGATATATGCAATAACTACGGACTATACAATGAATGAATTTCTTGATGAAGTAACTCTTAAAAGATTTGAGGAAATGAAAATAAAAAGACCTAATCGTTTTAGAGTTGCAGGATTAGGAGAATGGGGAATTGCAGAAGGTCTTGTATATAACAACTGGGAAGTGCTGGAATTTGATCCTGTAAAATTATTAAGAAGTGACTTTTCCTTAGAAGCGGCATTTGGACTAGATTTTGGTTTTACAAATGATCCAAGTGCATTTATAGCGGTAATAGTTGATTTGAGGAATAAAAGACTTTTCATATTTGATGAGTTTTATAAAAAACGCCTATTAAATAACGAAATAGCAGAAGAAATAAAAACAAGGGGATACTCAAAAGATGAGATTACAGCCGATTGTGCTGAAGCTAAATCAATAGAAGAAATTAGAAGTTATGGTATAAGTCGAATAAAACAGAGTTCAAAAGGAAAAGGAAGTGTAAATCAAGGAATACAGTATATTCAGCAATTCGATATATATGTGCATCCAAAATGCACAAATACAATAATGGAATTTAAAAACTATGTCTGGGAAGAAAAGAACGGAATAACGTTAAATAAGGCTGCAGATAATTATAACCACTTAATGGATGCATTACGTTATGCTCTTGAAAAATATAGCACTGGCGGAGTACATAATATATTAGTTTAGGAGAAATCATGAGTAAAAAAAAGAAAATGAAACATAATGGATTTGCAAGTAATGCAAGGAATTCCACAAAAGGTTCAGGAAAAGATATATTAAACAGGCAAACTCCTGTTAAAAAATATTTAAATGATGAAACAATAGAAAATTTGGTTGGAAGTAATGATCTTGCAAAAATAATATTGAACGCTCCGATTGAAGACGTTCTAAAAAATGGGCTTAAAATTTCAGTTCTAAAGTCAGATGGAACAGAAGACATAGAGAATACAAAAAAGCTTCTGAATAAACTTGATGAGCTTGATTATTTAGAAAAAATAATGGAGTTTATGGAAAAAGTCAGAAAATTTGGATATGCAGTAATGTATTTGAATGCATTTCATAATGAAGAAAAAGAAACATCTGATGAACTGGGAGAAAAATATCAGATAAAAGGATTAAGTGTATTTGATAAGACAGAAATAGTAAAAATTAAAGTTGAAAACTCTAAGTTAAAATTGAATTACGGAGAAGTAATAGAACTTCAAGTAAAAAACTATTCTAATAATAGATATTACAATCAGTCAGTTAAGACAGAAATCCATCCTAGCAGAGTGATTTTTTCAAGAATAAATGAACATAAAAGGTTGATAGGAGAATCTATTTTTACTTCTCTGTTTGACAGAATGGTTATTTTAGATAGTACAGAATGGAGTATAGGACAGTTAATATACAGAGCCGTTTTTCTTATTTACAAAACAGATGTAAATACAATGGATAAAATAAAAGAAAGCGGTGGAGTTAGAGATAAGGAAGAAGAAATAAATGCTTCTACTTTAGCTGTAATAGGAAAAGATGATGAAATGCAAGTAATAAATTCTACTGGTGGAATAGATCCTGAAAAATATATAAATGCGGTTTTGACTATACTATCCATACATACTAACATCCCAAAACAAAGACTAGCAGGAAATACTCAAGGAACTTTGGCCGGTTCTGAAGAAGATGCAAAAAAGTATGCAGAGTATTTAAGAAGATATTTCAATAAAAATATTCTGCCGATAACAAATAATTTAATTGATAAAGTTTTAATAGAACTAAAAATAGACCAACGTTATAAGGTTGAGTTACCTAACTTGTTAGAACCAACTGTTGCACAGCAGATTGATAATGATTTAAAGAGAGTTGAACTTGACACTAAAAAGCTTGAATATCTTGAAAAAGCTTTGAATATAGTTTCAAATAATGAACTGATTGAGAAAAAAGATAAAATAGCTGAAATAATTAAAAAATTAGGTGAAGAAGATTTTGACTTTGAAGCACTACTGAAAGAGCTGAGTTAAAATGATTGAATTTGATATAGATATAAAAATAGAAAAAATGCTTCTTAAAATCTTGAAAGGGAAAACAAAAAAGTTTCTGAAATATCTTGAAGAAAACAACATTGATGTTGAAGACGAAGAAGAAATAGAAAAATCACTTAAAAAATTTAAGGAAAAAGAGAACAAAACAATATTTGGAATAAACAAAGTTCTTTTAGCCTATACTTTAGTATTGATAATTGAGGGAATAAGCAAAAAGAATAGAGAAAAGTTCAAAAATAGAATAACTTCTGAATTATTCAAAAAATCAGTTGACATAGCAGATAAAAGAATAAAAGAACTATATCTTAGTAGTGCAAAAAGAACAGCATACTATGTAAATGAAGTAATTAAAAAAGTAAAGACAGGAACAGAAGATTTTGTACTAAAAGATAAGTGGCAGGAAGCAAAAGAAAAAGTGGAGGAAAGAATGGGTTATTCAGATCTGTTAAATTCAAATAATGTTTTAGGAGAAACTCAAGCAGAATATGTAAAAATCATTTTAGAAGAACTAGGAATAAAAGGATTTATATGGGTAACTAAACATGATGACAGGGTAAGGGCGAAACATTCATGGAGAGAAGGAAAATTATTTGACATGAATGGAAATTTACTTAAAGGTGTGGGTGAAGACAGTGCAAAAATATTACCAAAACAGGAATGGGGTTGCAGATGTAGAATGGCAATAGATGAAAAAGCAATAGAGGAGGCATTGAATAATGTTGCATAGTAGATATAATCTTAATCAGTTTGAAAAACCAAAATTGACAGAAACAAATGAAGGTTTTTTACAGATAAAAGGGAATATATTAAAAGCAGACAGTTTTATGGAATATATGGACAAAGAGGGGGTATTAAGAGAAAAAATACCTAAGGATATTCTTTTTAGCGAAGAAACAAAGAATTCGTTTTTGCACAAAAAAGTTACTCTTGAACATCCTGAAAAAAATGGGAAATTAACAATGATTAATTCTGAAAATGTTTCAGAATTTGGAAAAGGAACAATAATTGAAATTTTTGAAAATCAGGATTGTTTAGGAGCTACTTTACAGATAGAAGATAAAGAAACTGTAGATTTCATAAAGCAAAGATATGAAAATGGAGAAAATATCGAATTAAGTGCTGGATATATGGCAGAAACAGAGAATATAAAAGATAATCAGTACATCCAAAAAGATATTATAGCTAATCATGTAGCAATACTATCTGGAAAAGGTAGGGCGGGTAGTGATGTAAAACTTATATATAACTATTTAGATTATGAGGAGGAAAAAATGAAATTGAAATTTAATGGAAAAGAATTAACACCTGAGGAATTATTAGTAGAAGCTATTAATCTTCAAAAAGAAGGTGGAGACTTCAAAGAAAAATACAATGCTTTAAAAACTGAAAAAGAAACATTGGCAGCAGAAAAAACTACTTTAGAAACAGAAAAGCAGGAGTTGACAACAAAATATGGAGAATTGGAAACAAAATATAATAGTTTACTTACAGAAATAGAAAATAAGGAAATAATTTCTAAAGCTAAAGAAGTTTTAAATTCTATTGATGAAAAAGAAGTAGTTGAAAAAATAATGGAAAAAGTAATCAAAGAAGTGAATCCTAAATTCAATGCTAAAGAAAATGCTAAAGTAGAAGATTTGAAAGAAATGTTTGATTTCAGCATAGAAACACTGTCTGAAATGAACAAAGAAACAAAAGCAGCTGAAAAAGGTAAGTTTAATGAATCTGAAGCAGGATTAACATTAAAAATTGACAATAGTTATTTTTCTAAAAAAAGAAATGGAGGTAATTAATTATGAAATTAGGACAAGAAGCATATTTCACTACTGACAGAAGAAGCAGAATATGTGATGTTATAGATGAAAAAATAACAATAGGGAAAGCTGTGCAATGGAGTACTACTGATGGAATGAGAGCGGTAAAACCGTTTACAACAGGAACATTCGCAGGAGTTGTTATGCATACAGATGATAATGATAAAGGAATTATAGAAAATCCAACAACTGCTTCGATTTTGCAATCAGGAAATATAGTTGTGAAAGTAGCAGAAAATGTTGCTAAAGGTGATAAAGCCGGAGTAAAAAATACAGGAGAATTTGTAAAAGCGGCAACAGGAACAGCAATAAAAGGATATTTTGAAACAACTGCTAAATCTGGAGAACTGGCAGTATTAGTATTAGAAGGGATTATATAAGGAGGGATATAGATGTTTAACAAATATAATAATAAGACATATCAATTAGCAACGGCATTTATGGTTTCGTTGGGAGTAGTTTTAGAGGAAAGAAAAGATGAGCTGTTAGGAAGGTCATTAGTTCCAGTTGGTGGTGAACAGGTAGGAGTTCAGATAGGAGATAAATATGTTACATATAGAAAAACAAATTCAAGAAGAGTAGCAGAAGTAGTTGCAGAAAGAGATGATGATATTCCTTTCACAGAAGTTGATGGAGAAGATGCATTTGCAAAATTACACTGGATAAGATCAGGTCATAAATTTACTATTGCTGAAAAAGATAGAATTTTATCAGTTGAAAGAGAAAAACAGATTCAAATGTTTAATTTAAAATCTTCTGAAACATTCTATGCAGTTTCTGAAGCAGAAAACAACGAATTGATACACGGAAATGCAAAGCTAGGAAGACAAGGTCTTTTAACTGTGGATGGAAAAAGAACATATAATTTAGGTGTGAATTTTGCAACAGCAACAGGAGAACAAATTGTAGATGCTTTAACTGCAGCACATCTTGAATTTGAAACAGGAGTAACGGGAAAATATAACGCTAGAACTTTAGTAATGGATAATTCATTACATGCAAAATTATTAAAAAGTTACGGCACACAGGAATACAAAACAAGATTGGCTGTTATTCAAGAACTTGGATTATTTGGAAGAATAGTACCTGTTAAGAATTTAATAAATAAAACTACTAATAAGCCAACTTTATTAATCTTAGATGATGTTCCGGAAAACTTTCAAACTATAATTGTGCAAGAAGCAACTGCTGATGAATGGGAAATAGCAAGAACAACATATGTTCCAGTTGAAGAAAAATTGTCAGAAATAGTTGCATTTAGACCAGATTCGATTATGGAATTAACAACTGCATAGGAGGAAAAATGAAAACATTAATAATATGTAAGTTAGCTGAGGTATTTATAATACCTCAAATAACTACTGAAAAAGGAAATAGGCTTAAATTTACAAAGGGAACAACAGAAGTTGAACTTGATGCTGAAAACGTAGAAAAGTTAGAAACTTTTGCTAAAGACTATGGAGATTATATAAAAATAGTTAAAGGAGAAGAAACAGAAAATGTGAATTCTGAAAAAATAGTTGATGATATGAACAAGGAAACAAAATTGCAGGAAAAGAAAGCAAAATTATTTAGTCAGCTGGAAGAATTTAAAGATGAAAGAATAAAGAAAAAAGAAATAGTTGAAGTATTCAAGGATTATATATCTGATGAAAAAGAAAGCAAAGAAGAGCTTATAAGACAGATTGAAGAAAATATTGAAAAAATAGAGGAATAATCATGAAAGTTGAAGATGTGAGAGCGGGAATTTCGGAACTGAATTTCAAAGAAATAAATGGTGAATTTGTGATTTCTGACAGTATTGTAAATTCAAAGGTTGATGAAGCAGTAATATTTTTGGAAGATGTTACTGTTTCGATTCCTAACAAGGTTAAAGAGATACTGACTAAATATTTAGCACAGCATTTCTTATTAATGAACTTGAAAGAAACAACAAGCCTTAGTTTGCCAAATAATAATGAAAACTGGAAAGCAAGATTAAATGATTTAGCATTAGATCAGACAATTCCAGGTCAAAATTTTAGGGCATTGATAAGAAAATATACAGATGATTTTGCAACTGCTGATGAAATAGCAAATAAAAAACATCATGGACTTCATCTTTTCAGTTAGGAGGTAGTTAGATGAAAATAAATATTAAAGAACCTGTTAAATTTGTAATACATCAAACAGGAGAAGAAGTAGAATTTGAAGCTGGAACGCAAGAAATAGAGAATCTTGATTTGAGAATGGAACGTATAATTGCTCAAAGTGAAGGAAAGATAGAGTTGGTTGAAGAAAAGAGAGCGAAAGGGAAATAATGTCAAGATTTAAAGGAAGTTTCACAGTGAAGTTAAATGTTTCAGCTTCTATAAAAAAGGAAACTAAAATAAAATTGCCTTTACTGGTTATAAAAAGTGGAATTTTTCCTGACGCTAGACATTATGCCAAAAATATAACAGCCGTAAATCTTTATGCTGTACTTCTTTATGGAACAAGAGATGGCAGAATTCCTTCGAGAAATGTGCTGGAATTTCTGAATAAATATGTAGAAGATAATAAAAATAATTTTGTTGGTATGTATCTTAAAAATAGAGATGACATCATGAATGCTGGGACAGTAATCGGAACAGATGTTAATAATAAGCATAAATCATTAATATATGGATTTAAAAGTCCAGGAAATGCTCCTAGCACAATTAAGCAAAAAGGATTTAATGACCCGCTTATTGACACAGGAACTCTTGTGAAATCAATTGCATTCAGTATAAATGGAAAGGGGAGATATGGTAGAGGATAATGAATATAAGTCAGATTTATGAAAAAGAAAAAGAATATAAATTTTTTAAATTACTTTCTGAAACAAATGATAAAGGAATAATAAGAAAAGAATTTAAAGAGTATAAACTAAAAGCTTACATTGATTATCAAAGCTATAATTCGAGTATAAATCCGATTAAATCTGTAGATACAAGAGAAAATTTAGTTGGAATTATACGAATCCCGACGTTAGCAATTGATAATAATAAAGCGATAGAAAAGCTTGAAATAACAGATGGAGATTACATTGGTTATGAAAATAAGAAGTACGAACTGATAGAAGTTAGAAAAATAAAAGATGAATTGAAAAATTATTACACTTTTTATTTAACTGACTATATAGATAATATAACATTTGATTCATATAAAACTGAATTAAATATGCTTTTCTTTAATATATTTACAAAGTTAGGGATAGAAGCAGTTGTGTATCATTCTTTTTTTCAGAATTCCTATTTTGAAAAAATAGACAAACCATTTTTAACTTATGAAATTACTCAATCAAAAAGCATGAGTGACTATACAACTTTTAAAGAAGAAATATCCAAGAAAGATAGAATAGAATTTAAATACAGAAGTAATAGAACTTATAAAATGATGATAAAACTGTATGATAAGAATCAAGTGCTTAATCTAGATACAATTTTAAGTAAAAATAAGATATTTAATCATATTGTAGAAGATTTAAACTTTGATTTCGAATATGTATCTGAAATAGAAATACAGAAGTTAGATTTTATAAGTGAAAGTGACACAATAATAAATAATAAGATAATGAATGAGAAAGTATACAGTTTAGAGTTTACAGTGGATACATTCTATAGTTATGAAACAGATTATATAGAAAAATCTAAAATAAAAGGAAAAATAGAAAACGGAGGTTAAAATGAGCAGAAATGCAATAGTAAATATAGCGGCTATTAATGCGGCACTTAGCTTGACAACTAGAGATTTTACAAGTGTTTTATTAGTAACTAAAGCAAAAAAAGTTTCAAATGGAAGCAATTTGCCTAAGGCAGTCACATCTACAAAAGAATTGATAGATTTAGGATTTCAAGAAACAGATAAGGAAGTTATTTTAGTAAGAGATTTTTTTGGTGCTTCAACAAAACCAGATTTTATTTGGGTATATGGAGATGATACAGCTTCTACAACGTACACTTCTATCTTGCAAGGGTTAGATAGTCGTTGGAAAGGAAAATGGTTCTACACAGTTGTTCCTGTCGCAGAGGAAAAAGATGTAAAAGAAGCTTTGGATTTTGGAAAAGGGACATCTATAGACTATGTTTTCTTATTTCAAGGTGCATCTAACTTTACAAAAGAAGTAAATCTTAAAATAGCAAAAGAAAATAAAGTGGATAATGGATTTTATATTGCAACAGATAAAAATGAAGGTCAAATTACAAATCTTCTTGCAACAATAAGAAACTTCTTTCCGGGTTCTGTTCCATTTGCGAGTATCAAATTAAATGGAATTACAGGATCAAACTATACTTTATCTGAAATATTGGAACTGGTTGGAAGTCAGAGAGAATCTTCAACTGGAGTTAATATTGTAACAGAAGAAGAACAAATGGTTATCCCTTATTATGGAAAGGCTATGGATGGAATAACATGGTTTGACTATACATTAGCAAGAATAGCAATAGATGAATATATGAGAATTGGGATAACAAAATACATAGTTGAAAGAAACACAAGGGGAGAAAAAATTTCTACAAAGGAAGCAGGAAGACAGCAAGTAGCTTCAAATGGTACTTCGATTCTTAGAGAATTTGCTACAAGAGGAATAATTTATGATATCGATGACATTATTGAAGAAGGAACAAATGCTTTTGAAGTGAAAGTTGTAAATATGAGCAATAGAGAAGTTGAAATTAAATATAATTGCTGGTTTCAAGGTGCAATAATCAAATCAAAAGTACAAGTTATATTAAATTCAAAAAATGGAAATTAGGGAGGTAAACATATATGGCATATATGAGAGAGGGGTTCATATTAGTAAGAGGTTCAGGGAGGGAACTGATAATAGATGAACTTGATGAAGATGCAGTTGAAATAGAAACAGCAGAGGACAAAACAAGCAGAAGAATGACGACAAGAGGTAAGAATATTTACTCCATTATAGCTAATGTTCCTTATGAACTTACTATTTCAATTCCACCAAGAGTAAAAGTAATGGAAAGAATTTTAGATTTTCTGAAATTTTTAAAAGATAACAAATATCCAACTTTGGAGATAGAAACGCATGAAACAATAGATGGTCAAACAGTGATAACATATTATGAAGACGGAAATGTCTTATCCGAACTTGATTCAGAAGGTGCTTTTACAGAAGAAGCTCCAACAAATACTTTAAAACTTGCAGGAACAAGAAAAGAAAAGAAAATATCATAGAGGGGTAGAAAATAATGGAAAATAAGCAAAAGAAATTACAATTTAAAAGAATAGAACCTGGAGAAAAACCTTTTTTAGGAGCTTTTTTAGGAGAAGAAAGACATTTTGGACTTCCAAATAAAGTCTTTAAAGTTTATTTAGAAGGCGAGGGAGATGATGGAGAAAAAGGATTTATTTGTGTTCAGTTGATTAATCCTAAAGCAAGAAAATTAACAAAATTCTTGATAAATGCGGGGAATTTCACAGGAGCATTAGACAGTGGGGATTTTTCAGGAATGGAAGATGATTCTTTGGATAAATTCATAACTTTGACACAAGAATTATTCCAGATACCAGATACCGTTGTGGATAAATTGACATTTATGAGCATAATGAATTTAATCATTTTTGCGACAAATATTGCAATAAATCCCAGCAGTGAATCTTAAAAGCAATGGACAGATAAATTATAGGTTACAGTATGAAAAAATGGATGCAAGATTAAAAAATGCACATATAATTGCACATGAATTTAATCTTAATCCTTATGATATAGATGAAAACTGGGGTGATAAGCAAATGGCTGATACTTTAAGTTTTTTGAATGAACTTCATAGAAAAAAGTAGGAGGTGGGAATAAATGGCAGAAGCAAATGAAACACTGGTTTCTTTAAAAATAGAAGCTGACATGGCGAGTTTAAAAAAAGCATTACAGAGTATAAATACAATGATAAAATCAGCATTGAAAGCTCAGATAGACTTGACTTTTAATGTACGTGGAGAAAAGCAGATAGAAGCAATGAAACAGAGAATTTCTAAAGAAATAAAGATACCAGTTTCGTTTCAAAATAATGCTAAATCAGCTCCCACTCCTGCTCCAAAAACTCCTGTTTCTTCATCAACTCCAGCTGAAGATGGTCTAAAAGGCTTCATGAATAAAATGAAGGATGTAGAGGGACAGTTATCATCAGTTGTAAATGGAGCAGTACTTATTGGGTTTACTAAAGGTATTGCTAATGGTATTGCTCAAACAGGAATGCAATTTGAAAATTTAAAAACTACACTTTCAAATGCTCTTGGTGGTGCAGCTGAAGGAGAAGCTGCTATGCAAATTATAAGAGAAACTGCTAATGAAGTTAAACTTTCAATCGATGAAGTGGGAAATGGTTTTAATAAACTTATAAATAGAGGTCTCAAGCCAACAAAAGAGGAATTTATTCAACTTACTGATGTAGCTAAATCGCAAGGTAAAGAAGTTGACCAGTACGTTGAAGCTGTTCTAGATGCAATGACTGGAGAAAATGAAAGATTAAAAGAATTTGGAGTAAAAGCAAAAGATGCAGGAGATAAAGTAATATTCACATTTAAAGGGGTCTCAACAGAAGTTAAAAAGAACGAACAGGATATTTATAATTATCTTGTTGCACTTGGTAAAGTTCCAGGAGTTGCCGGAATGTCGGCAAAAGCGGCTGACACTTTTTCTGGGAAACTATCTGCTATACAATCAAAAATAGATGGAATCAAACTAGCAATTTTTGAAAGGATAGGAGAAGCTTTAAAACCTGTTTTAGATGTTGTTGCTAATGTTCTGGAAGGTTTTCAGAAATGGGCAGAAAAAAATCCTGAATTAGCTTCGGGATTAACTCTTATAATAATGGCAATAACTGGATTGATAGGAGTTTTTTTAGTTTTAGTGCCGATTATTGCTAGTGTTGGAGGACTTTTTGCAACACTTGGAACTCCATTGCTTGTTGTAGTTGGAATAGTTGCCTTAGTTGTAGCTGTTCTTTGGGATTTGTGGAACGGATTAATGACAGGAGAAAGTTACATTTTTGCTATAATTGATGGATTTCTTGAATGGATAGGTGTTGGAATTACTGTTCAGGAAATAATAAATGCTATTAGTGAAGGGTTTCAAATGATGGTGTCATTTGTAGTAGATTATGTAGTTCCAGCTATTTTAGAATCGTGGCAATTTTTAGTAGATGCTTTGATGATCTTATGGGATAGTTTTACAGATTTTATTTCGTCAATAATTGATATTATAGTTGGACTTTTTACTAATAATATTCCGCTTGCAGCTCAAGGTTTTATAAATTTAAAGAATATCGTTCTGAATATTTTTGATAGTATTGTTGCAGCGGCGGCTACGGCAGTTTCCAGAATTTTAAGCATGTTTGCAGATGCAGTCAATAAAATAGGAGATATGGTCTCTGGTATTCCTTTGATTGGTGGAGCAATAGGCGGAGTTGTAAAAGCAGGAGGAAATGCAATTAAAGGTTTATCTGATAAAGCAGCAGGAGTTGCAAACGATAGGAGAAGTTCTGTTCAAACAAGAAAAAATGAAATGAGTGCTAATTCTACTAAAAATAACACAGGAAAGAAAAGATTTAAAATGCCGGGTGGAAACAAGAATAAGGGAAACAAAACTGATCCATATGGGAAAATGAAAAGTGGAGCAGGTGGTGGAAGCTCAGGCGGTGGAAAAGGTAAAAAAGGAGGAAAAGGTGGAGGTGGTGGAAAAGGTAAAGGAAAAGGAAAAGGCAACAAAGGAGGCGGAGGTTCTGGAAGTTCAAAAAACAAAGAGAATATTGAGGAACAGAAAGCAATAGTTTCCGCAATAGAAGGGTTGCAGGAAGTTCTGAAAAAAACAGGATATTCAATTGTAAACGAAATAAAAAGGGCGGACTTGTTTGAAGCAAAAAGAAAAGCTTTACTTGATTCACAAAGAAAAGAAGGTGCAGCAGAATTATTTAAACATATAAAGGAAAAATTTTTAGGTGGGAATACTAAAGAAGTAAATAATAAAGTTGAGATAGTTTTAAATGGTTCAAAAACAAGTCATGGAATTAATGAAAATACAAGGCTTAAAGATATATTTAAAATACATTATTCAAGGTCAGGAGGATAGAAAATGAGTTTATGGGATTTAGATAAAATAGATGGTTTTTTTGGAGTGATACCATTTCATAGTTTATCAAATGAGATTAATTTTCAAAAAGATATAACTTCAAGAAAGACTTATCTAGGATATGAAGATAATGATCACAGATATTTTAAAGCTAAAGAATTGACCTTGGATATTGTTTTTTTTGGAAAAATGGCAAGATTGAAAATGGGAGCATTGGAAAAGTACTGGAAAGAAGATGATAAACAAGTTCTAATTTTGTTAAAAAGAAATCATGTGTATAAAAACATGGTTATTAGAGACATTTCAAGGACAGAAGAATATATAAAAGATGGAAATAATGTCATTGAAGCAAGTGTAACTTTTCAAGAAGTGCGTTATGGAGTTCCTGGTGGGAATTTATATGAAGATGTCAAAAATGTTACTTCTTCTGATAACATGTTTACTCAAATAGTCGGAGTTGCAAAAGATAAGCTTAAAAACTTTGTAAATCTTTACACTAGAGCTATAAAGTAGGTGAAAAAATGAAAATACAGTATAAGGAAAAAGAAGTTAAAGAGTTAATAATAAATAACAACTTTGTAGAAATTGCTTTTGATATTGATAATTTAGAAAATAAAACTTCTAAAATAGAATTGATTGCATTTGAAAGAAAAATAAAATTTGAACTAATTTATATAAATAAGAAATACAGTTATTTACATGATGAAATAGATCCTATAATTTTGCAGATTATGAATGTAGATAATGTATTGCTATCTACTTTGAAAATAGAACCTTATCAAGACTTGTTATATATTCCAAAACAGATAACTAATGATTATGATGATCTTATTTTATTGATAGTGCCTAAAAACAAAGAAGGATTAAAAAGTGATTTTAATATTAAAACTTTAAAAAACTTCACTTTTTTACTATTCAAGAGGTAAAAAGAATGAAAGATAAATTTAGATATATAGAAATAAGATTAATGTTAGCCGACAATGTTCTTATATATGATAATGATAACTTTAACATGGATTTCAGGCTTGAAGTAGACAGGACAAGTCAATCTAATGTCCTGGAATTAAATTTATATAATATCAAAGCAAGAGAAAAAGGGCAACTTAGTTTAGAATATGAATTTTTGAAAGCAAAACCAAGAATAGAACTTTATGCAGGATATAGGGAGAAAAAAGAAATTAAAATAAAAGATTTGATTTTTTCAGGCCAACTTGCAACAGTAAAAAATAAATTTTCTGAACTGGATATAAAATATAGTTTAGTTTGTTTTCAGGAAAAAGATATATTTGTAATGCAAACTTTGAATGTAAGTTATCCAAAAGGGAATAAACCAAGTTTCATAATAAAAGATCTGATTGATAAATTTGGAAGTAAAGATGAAATTAAACTTGGAATAGGGAAAATAGAACTATTTAAGGATTTACCTTATCAATCGAATTTTTCAAAATCAAATACCAGTTTACAAAAAATATTTGAAGATATTGCAAAAGATACAATGAGCATATTCTATATAGAAAATGGACTTCTTTATTTTTTGCCAAAACATTCTTTTATCAAAGAAAAAACTGAATTAACACAGATGGATTTATTGAATCTGACTGTGGATGATGATGGATACAGCGTTAAATTAGGTTTTAGAAATTTTAAAATAAATACACAGTTATTTATAGAAGGACTGGAAAAAGATTATGTAATAGATAAAATAACACATAATTGTGATGGAGAAGATGGAGAATTTACAACAGAATTGAAAATACTCGATATGGATATATTCGGACAAAATATGTTAAAGGAACTGGAAGAAATTAAGAAAAAATCTGAAGAGAAGATAAAAAAATCCGAAGAAAAGGAAGAAAAACAACAAGAAAAATCTAAAAAGGAGAAGAAATAATGGCATTCAGCGAACTTGAAAAACATAATAAAATGCTTATTCAAGATGGAATCAACGATATACATACAACATGGATAGGTAAAATTTATGATGTTGATAATGAAAAAAGAAAAGCAAGTGTAAAATTTTTGCAGAAGGCAATAAGAAGTTTGAAAGATGATGTTATACAGACAACTCCTGAAGATTTAACAGATGTTCCTTTATTACCAGTTTTTAGCAGTGACAGTTTTGAAGTATATGTTCCTTATTCTAATGATGACAAGGTTTTTATAAATATATTTGAAAGACCATATACTGAGGCTTTTCAATCTAATGAAATTTCAGAGCAACAGAGTTTTGGAAGGACAGAAATGGGATTTGCGGTTGTCATAAGGGCAATACCTTCGGATATTATTTCTGGAGAGCAAAAAAACAACAATAAAATAGTTATCAATAATAAAAAGAACGGAACAAATATTATTTTAGGAAAAAGCATAGAAATAACTGGAAATACGATAATAACTGGAAATTTGAAGATAACAGGCGATGTTACTATAAAAGGTAAACTGAAAGTTTCTGAAATAGAAACTGAAAGTGGAATAAAAAAAGGTGGAGTAGATTATATACATCCATAGAGGTGAGAAATGATAGCTTTTGAAATGAAAAATGGAGATTTACATTTTAAAGATAATAATCTTATAGTGCTAAATGGAAAAGAAAAAGCAAAACAGGATATAGTTGAACTTATAAAGCATATAAAAGGGACTTATGATTTAAGAACTGAAATAGGAATACCTTGGCTCGATTATATAGGTCAGTTAAAGTCACAGGAACGAGAAGATTTGATGATTACATATATGTATGAAAAAGTTTCTTCTTATAAAGGAGTAGATTTAAGTAGCATAATTATTGAAAAGTCAAAATCAGAAAACAGAGAAGGATTTTTCAGAATAAAATTTGATTATCTTGGTAAAGAAACAAAGATTGAAATAGATAGGAGGGAAATAAATGGCTGATTTTAAAATAGAAAACAACGGAATTGTTTTCCCTTTATTTTTAGACATAAAAAAAGCAATGGAGCAGGAAGGAAAAATACAGTTTGGAGATGATTTTGAAATAAATCCTGAAACATCGCTTGGACAATTTTTGGAAGTATTTATATATATGCTTGAAAATCAGAGTAAACAGTTACAGTTGCTTTATTCTCAAATGTGGTTACACAATAAAAATGGTGCAATTTTATCAGCATTTGGAAGTAACTTTGGGATAGAAAGAATAAAAGGAAAATATGCTTATGGAAATTTAAACATAGAAGGAGCTCCAGGTCATATAGTTGCAAAAGGATTTCAAGTAAGATCTAAAAAAGGATTATTATATCAGACAGTATCAAATGTATTGATAAACAATATTGGAAAAGCAGTTGTTCAGATAAAAGCGTTAGATTTTGGAGAAGAATACAATGCTTCTGAAAATGAAATTACTGAAAAAGCAACTGGAGATGAAAATGTAAGCAGAGTATATAATTCAGAAATAATAAGTGGTGGAACATTTTTAGAAAGTGATGAAGAACTAAGAGAAAGAATTTTAAATTTATCATTATCAAAAGGTGGAGCTGATATAAACGGGATAAAATCAAATTTACTTAAATTATCTCAAGTTGAGGATTGCGATATTCTTGAAAATTCCACAGAAGAGAGAAATGAGACTTTAAAATTAGATCCTGGACATGTAAGAATTATAATAAAAGGTCTTATTGATGAAGAAGTAGCATATACAGTTTTAAATACTATTTCTCCGGGCATTGTGACTGATGGTGATGTGGAAATGAGAGTAACAACTGATTCAAATCAAGAACGGATAATTAAATTTAAAAAAGCAACTAAAGTTGAATATGCAGTAAGAGTTAGAAATATAAAAAATATTTCTGAACATAAAAAAACAACAAAAGAAGAAATTATAGGAAATATCATTAAGGAAGCAGATAGATTTAGACTAGGTCAATATGTAAATTATGAAAAAATTCAAGCTGCAGTTTATAAAATAACTGATCAGTTAGAAGCAGATGTAGAAATAAAGAAAATAAATGGAAACTGGTCAAAAACAGATTTAACTATACAGCATGATGAATATAGTTTTTTGAGCATTAATAATATTGAGGTGGAATTATAATGGAAGCAAATGATTTTTTAAAACTATGTGGGAATATAGTTGACAGAAAAGGTCAGAATAACATAAAAATTTTCAATATAATTTCTAAAGGATTTGAATTGTATGATAAACATTTTGAAAAAGTATTGTTTTCTGATGTCATTGATAAATTACTTGAAAAAGAACTTGATTTGTTTGGCTCACAATTCAAAATTTACAGAAGTGGAAGAACAGATGAAGAGTATAGAAAATTTTTAAAATTATCATTTTTATTAAGATTAGGAAGAGTTGATTTTAATTTTATTGTTAATGCTATATCCATTTTTTTTAATATTGAAAAACATAGAATACAGATTTTTGATTATAATTCTGACAAAAATATTAAAGTACGTCACATTAAATTAAGGATTTTGAAAAAAGTAAATATTCAAGAAATTATATTTTTTTTAAAATCAATAAAAGCAGCAGGAATAATTATAGATTGTTGGGAAATGCTGGATGGAGAATTTTTAATAAACTGTAAAGGAGAAAAACAGAAATATATTGTTAAAAGTGATGTTAGATATGAATATGACAGACATGAATATAATCTTGATGAAATGTTGGAACTTAATGATTAAAAGGAGGGAAAAAGAGAATGCCTATCATTAAAAAATTTTTGCGAGGAGTGTATGAACATTCGAATCTATTTAAAATAAGAAATCCTTCTGTAGCTGTTGGAGACAACGAAGTGAAAGAAATTACACCTTTTAGGGGTGTTATACAGACAAGAGGTAGTGTAATAAGCTCTGATGATTTTAATGAAATGCAAAAAAACGGAGTATATTTTATTGAAACAGAATATTCAGAAAATTATGGTTCAGGAGTAGATGCTTATGTAATTAAAAATTTAGAAAGTGAACAAGAATTATTCGAAGGACTTAAATTGAAATTTGTAATTCCAAAAACAAATAACTTTGATAATCCAGTTGTTGTTTTTAAAAATAATAATTACTCACTTAAGTTTAATGATAATGAAAATCTTAAATCTAAAAGTCTTATAAAAGACAATATAGTAAATTTAATTTATACTGGAAATTATTTTTTAATTGAGTTGATAACTCAAACATCTGAAAACACTTTTGGAATAGCAAAGCTCTATTCTAACGAAGAAGCTGAGACTGATTCTGATAGAGTAAAAGAAATAATTGAAAAAAATACAGGCAACAATGAAGAAAGTGGAAAAACAAAATGGACTAAGTTATTCGAGACATTAGATCATACAAAAATTTTAACAGTGCGAGGACTTGTCAAGTTTTTAAGCAAATTGCTAAAGCCAGCGGGAGAAGATGATTTTGGTCTTATTAACTATAAAAAAATAAAAGAAATAGCACCGAAGCCTGATTTGTCGCCTTATCAGCTAAAAACAAATTTTTGGAAATATCCTGATTCAAGTTTAAAAGTAGTAGGGACAAATAGTAATGGGCATTCGTACATAGGGATAGAAATTGAAATGTTCAATGAGGCAGGGGTTTATACTGGATCATTTCATACAAACGGAGGTCGTGCTTATTATAAAGTGCCTAATCGTGCAAGTGGTGGATGGTGCGAGATTATGGATAACCATGATATGGTAGCCAGGGATCAGAGAATGAACAATATTGAATATGATAAGTCAAATCTATGGAACAAAGCAAATGATGCGTGGAATAAAGCAAATGATGCACAAGTAAATAGAATTTATGAAATTAGACATGCAGGATACGT